CCATAGGTGCTCCAAATGCTGCCGTATACAGGTATGTGGGCGATAACACTGGACGACACTACCCCAACCCCACGATTGCCTCTTCTTGGGATCCCGATTGGTTGGAGACGTTCGTGAAGATCTCAGATTGTACTGGTGTTGTTAAGGGTACACCTACCCCACATAAAAAAGTTAATGATGCCACTGTGGGTTCTGCTTGGCAGTGTGAGTCAAATGACCCCATAGGTGCTCCAAATGCTGCCGTATACAGGTATATGGGTGATGATACGTTTAGGCACTACCCCAACCCCACAATTGCCTCTTCTTGGGATTCCAATTGGACCTCGTTTGGGAAAATCCCAGATTGTACAGGTGTTGTTAAGGGTGACCCCCTCCCAATGAAGGCCTAAGTCCCCCAGTCTAACTTCGCACACACCTGGGACGCGGCGGTCGAATGATTCCAAATAGATCTTGGTCAAGACTCTAGAGTTATTACCACTGAAGAAGGTCCAAAGGCTACCATCACATGGATGCCAAAATTAGGCGCCGATCTTACAGCCGCATAGTAAAATTGAGTCTGCGTGTTCGAATTAAATCTACACTAGACTCATGGTCACCACCACGGCGGAAGAGTGGGACAAGAGAAGCGAAGCGTTACTGTGTGAATGGAAAGAGAAAGCGTCTGGGTATCGATGGTTACACAATCACGCGCGCATGCACCACGCGTCTATTTCGGATTGGCTCTCTTACCCGAGCATCATCATCGCGTCCTTCACGGGCGTGGGTGGATTCGCCTTCATGAATCCAACGGGCGACGGCACCGACGTACCGGAGAACGTTCGATGGTTCCAGCTCGTGTTCGCCACGCTCAACGTCATCGGAGGCATACTCACGAGCGTCAATAAATTTTCACAGAGCGCCTCCCTCGTGGAGAAACACTCGATCGCGTCCATCGCGTATTCTAAACTGTACCGCGCCATAGACATGGAGTTAACGTTAGATCCAGAACACCGACAACAGAAGAGCATCGCAGAGTTAGTGCGTTCGTTTCGCGAACATTACGATCGCCTTCTCGATGAATCACCGGACCTTCCGTGCAAGTCAATCATCGCCTACCAAAGGAAATTCGACGGGGACGGTCGAGCGAAGCCCGAAGTCACCAACGGGTTATCCCCCGTGATCAAAGACATCTCGCCCGAACAATCCGTGCGGTCCGTGCTCATGAGATGGAAGGATTCGGTCGTGAATCGTCCTCGTCACCAAGTGACGCTGTCACCCGGGGTGAGCGTGTGAATCTCTCTAACGACGGAATCATGGCGTCCACCCACCACTTTTTCTTTTTCACATCCCACTTCGCACCGTGTTCTTTCGCGTAGTCTTTTTCGGCGTACGGGACGTCCAAGTACACGCGCGGTTTCTTGTGCCCGAGTCCGATCGCCTCGTTCGCCAGCCTGTCCGCGTGGTCGTTTCCGACGCTGTGTGGATCCTTCCCCCCGGTGTGCGCGCGAACCTTGTGCACCTCGACGTTCGGCGTCGCCTTGTACATCTCGTGCGCGCGTCGCACCATGTCTTTGTTGGGTATGTCCTTGGTCCACCCACTCGCCGCGCACTTGTCCCCGTATTCCCCGACGCACCGAAGGGCGTACGTGGAGTCCGTGCACACGGTGACGAGTTCTCCGCGCGCTATCTCATCTGACAGTATCTCATGCGCTTCGATGAGTGCACCGAGTTCTCCCGTGTTGTTCGATTGCTTACCGATCACGCGTCTCGACACGTTTCTAGGATCGTCATCGCCGAAATAAATACCTATTCCCGCGATGGCGTTGGGTTTGCCGTTGTGCGCGCACGATCCATCCGTGTACACGTAAATCATCGTATCGAATCATCGACGGTTTCGTTTAATTGCTGTCGTCCACGAAATATCGCCACTTGGTTTTGTACTTGTCGTACACCAGTTCGTACACGTTCCCGGTCGGCGCTTCGTCGAACGGTCCGGCGTGCACGCGGTCGAGCGTCAACGGTCTCGCGTTCGCGTCGCGCGCCGATTTGCTCGACCACACACCGAAATTCGCCAAGATTAAATAGGTGGGCGGTTTCAGCGCGTCCTTTCCGGCGCCGTAATGTTTCATGACTTGTACTTGCCCACTCAGGGATGCGTAAAAATTCGGCAGTTCCAGGTTGAATTCCTGGACCATTCTCTTTTGGTTCACCGTGAGCCCCATATTAGAATAAACTTGAGAAAAAAATATTGACGAAAAGTAACCAACCAGACGCGATGGATCCGAAGATCATCGGTCTGATCGTCGTGATAGCGCTCGTGATCGGCTTCATGTTGTTTCGAACTATGTCGGGTGATGAAGCCGACCCCGAACTTTCCCAGGATAGCAGCTCTCCCACCGCCGTCGAAGGGGTTGGTCAACCGGACGCGGCGGCGATGGCGGAGTCCGCGCAAGTCGAGGACGACGTCGTCGTGCCAGAGGGTGCGGAGACCGTGGAGGAACCCGTCGGTGAAAACGAACCGAGCGTGGACGATCCCAAGAAAATTCAAGGACTCGTCGGGTGGTACACCGGTGACAGTTGGGACGAAGAAAATGAAGTCTGGAAAGATTTGTCCGACGCCGGGAACGACGCCACCGAGGTTCAGGGTTCGATCATCGTCGATTCCTCCAATTTCACGAACAACAACAAGTACCTGATGGGTGGCACCGACGCGGGGATTCGATTCCCCCAAGAGTGCATGACCACGGGTCGCAAGTACACGATGATCACCGTCGCGCGCTACAACGGGTCGACGCGCCAACGCATTTTCGATGGCGTCGGAAGTAATTTCTTCAGTGGGTTCCACGCCGGACACACCGGGGGCGCGCACCGCGACGGCTCGTATTGGATCGCGTGGAACGGACACGCGAACGACGCCGATACCGCGAGTCAAAAGTTCATCGTGCACACGGACATGAAAGATTTGCTTCGACGCAACGGCATCCGTCGCTCCGGTCTCACCAATTACCGGGGCATCATCCCGAGACAGATGTCCATCAATCACGGAAGCACCGGTGAAAAGTCCGACTGGGCGGTCGCCGAAGTCATGTTTTTCCGAGGTGAACTTTCGGCATCGGAGTACAAGAAGCTCGAGACGTATTTGTTCAAGAAATACATGATCGCCAAGGAGATTCGACCAAAGGTGCACACCGCCCAGGCGTGGGGTCGCTACGACAATTTCGGTTCCATCGCCAACATGGGACACATTTGCGGTGACGAAGGCATGTTGAACAACACGTTCCTGATTCGACACAGAAACGGACAAAACCCGAACGGAAATTTCGATTTCCGAGGGGATTGTATCCAAGCCGTGGACGGTGGTGTCGAGGAAAAGAACGGTTCCGTCGTCGCCGTCGACCAAGGTGAGTGGTGGGAAAACTACGGGAAGCTCGTGAACTTTGATTGCAAGGACAAGGGGATCGCAGGGTACCACTTCGAAGCCGTCGGGGACAAGAACGTGCGCGCCAAGTACGCGTGTCACAACGCACCACTGAACAAGCAATCGTGCTACCCGAAAGAACACGCGCTCGGACAAAAGGGATCGGGCACCCTCTTGGAGACTCTCGACAACGCGGTGATCGGATGTGATTCCCCCGCCCAAGCCATGACGAAGCTCGAGCTCGTCGAAGAGGACGGTCAACTCAAATACAAGTATAGATGCTGTAACCTCGAGGATTTGTAATCAAAAATAATTTCGTGACTTATATCAATTACTATGATAGCGATCATCGGCGGCGTGGTCGTCTTACTCATCATCCTCGCCGCGGTGTTGATGATGCGTGGTGGCGGTACCACGTCAGACGACGCACCCGCTTCGTCTCCGACGGAACAACGATACAACCCCGACACCGCCGCACAGGAAGTTCCCACGGCGAACGCCGGCGCGAGCGATGGCGACGTCCAAGCTCTGGAGGAAGAAGAACCGACCGTCGAACAGGAAGTCCCAGAAGACGTACCGACGGTGGACGACCCGACCTCCATCGACGGTTGCGTGGGTTGGTTCACGGGTGAATCGTTCGACGACGACGAACAGGTGTGGAAGGATCTGTCTGGTAAAGGCAACGACTGCACCGAAATTCTCGGTGAGATTTTCAAGACGGACGATGAAAAGGGAAATGAGTACATCCAAGGCTCGAAGGAGGACGGGTTGAAATTTCCAAAGGAATGCATGACGAACAACAAAAAGCACACCTTCTTCTCGGTCGCGAAATACGTGTCAGAAGACCCGAACGACAATCACCGCATATTCGACGGCGTGGACGCGAACTATTTGGTCGGATTCCACGGGTACGGTCCGTGTCTTGGCGTCGTCGGTACCGGTCACCGCGATGGAAATGGATGGGTGGGACACTGGGAGTGTGCCACGCATAACCGCGACAAGAACGGTGACATGGCTTGGATTTTGCACACAGACCAAAAGAGTGTCATGCGCGTCAATGGATCTCGAAAGACGTCCTTGACCGGTCTTGGTGAACAGCGCACATCACAGATGACGATCAACTTCGGCATGGGTCGAGGATGGGGACAGGCGTCTCGGTGGGCGGTCGGTGAGTGCATTTTCTACGATCGCGAACTCACGGACGACGAGATGGACAAGGTGGAACTCATGTTACACAAAAAGTGGGGCATCCCTCGACGCGTGCGCGTTAATCAGTGGATGCATAATAACGTCTGGGGACGTTACCACAAGGACGACGGGTGGACGAACGAAGACGCGTTCAAGACCTTGAACCGCTTCGGTGTTCATTGCGGTGACACGGGGTTGAATTACTCGAGTCGACTCGTGCAACACCACTACTGGAACGGGCAACAGCATGTACCGAACGGGAACTGGGGCATCGACGGTGGATGCATCGCCAACAGTGTCTCGGGTCCGGGCGCGAAGAAGAAGACGCAATGGGTGAGCACGAACGAAACCACCTCGTGGCAAGATCGTTTGTCCAAAGCGCTCGACATCGATTGTGGGAAGAATGGTCTTCAAAATTGGGACTTCGAACTCACGCCCGACGGGTCCAAGGTGCGCGTGAACTACCAGTGTTCGGCGGATCAATTGAACACGAAGGTGTGCACTAAAAATTTCACTGTCGCCCAACGCGACGGGATCGAAGCCATCGACATGCCTTCGAGTCTCCACGACGTGCGAGGTGCGTGTGGGAATTATGCCGCGACGAACAAACTCACTTGGAAGAAAAGCCCGGATGGGAAGTGGGGGTACGAAACCACGTGCTGTCCCCCAGAGGATCAATAAAAAAAATGTTGCTTCATACTAACACAAATGAATCCGGCGGTGATCGGAGGACTTGTCTTGCTCATCGTGATCGTCGTGGTCGCCGTGGTCATGATGGGTGGAAGTCAAGGGGATGCATCCCCGACCAACGCTCCAGCACGGGATTTGTCCGATGTCACAGACCCAGACCAACTCGCGATGGGCGCGAACGTCGCCGCCGAGGGAGGTGATCAAGCCGCGCGGTCGGCGCAACAGGTCGCGAACGAACCCGTTCAAGAAGGAGCGGGCGAAGCCAAGGTGGTCGAAGTCACGGAAGACGATCCGTCGACGGAACCGAAAGACGTGGAGGGTTTAGTCGGACACTTCACGGCGGATTCGTGGGACGAGGACACGAACACGTGGAAAGACTTGTCGGGCGCCGGGAACGACATCACCGATGTCATTGGCACGCCCATCGTGTTCGACGCCGACGAGACGGCGAAGCAAAAGTACGTCTACGGTGGCAAGGATGACGGGTTCCGCGTGCCCCAGGAGTGTCTCACGCGCGGTAAGAAGTACACCTTTTTCCACGTCACTCGTTACGGTTCTCAAAACAAGGCGGATCAGCATCGCATCTTCGACGGCATCGACGGAAACAACCTCTCCGGTTTCCACAACCAGCACATCGGCATGGCACACCGTGACGGCTCCGGCGCGATCGGACACTGGTGGAATGAAGACAACTACATGAACTACTTTTACGCGAAGAGTGCCGATGACACGGCGAAGTTCACGATTAACGTCGATCAAAAACGAAAGTATCGCATAGACGGTATCACGCGCACAGGTATCAGCGGTGGTCGCGAGATTGTCACGTCACAGATGACCGTCAATTACGGACAGGCCAAAGCGAGCAATTGGGGTGGGCACGGCGAACGATCCGTGTGGAACATCGGTGAGATGATTTTCTTTGACCGCGAACTCAATGAAGATGAAATTTTCAGAATTGAAAACTATCTCTTCAAGAAATGGGACATCCCCAGGAAGGTGTACATCTATCACGGTGGATGGACGCACAACAACTGGAACAGGGAAGATGGATGGTCGAGCGATAAACCGTGGGGTGGCTTGAACAACTCGGGCGCGGCGTGTGGTAGCGATGGCGCGATGGTGTTTACGCGCCCCGTGAACAGACACCATTACTACGACGGGGGGCAACAGAAACATCTCCCGAACGGACACTTTTATTCGGAGACGGCATGTCTCGAGAACATTCACGACGGTCAAGACCAAAATCTCGCGGAGCAAAAAACTCAGGTCGTCCCCATTCGCGCGACGAACATGACGGATCGTCAAAAGTACCAGAAGCTCTTGAAGATCGATTGTAAGGGCAAGGGCATCAACAGCTACCGATTCGAAAAGGTTGGCGACGATAACATGCGTTTAGTTTACAAGTGTCACAATCAGCCCACGGTGAAACAGAGCTGCACGGATGCACAAATTATTAATCACGGACGCGCCAACGGTGCGAGCGCGGACGTGTACGAATCCATCGATCTCCTCGACGTGCAGTGTCACGGCAAGGCACTCACGAAGCTCGAGGCGTACGACAAGGAAGACGGGTCGATGTGGCTCAAAGGTCGATGCTGCGCGCTCGAAGATCAGGAATAGCGATACCGCCGGTGTCCGTTCTCGTGTTCGAGTTTCTCAAGTCTTCGAAATAGCCATGCGTTTTGTTCTCGCAGGGCTTGATACTCCAGACGGAGCACATCCAACTCAGACGGTTGCGTCGTTTCGACCGCGACCGTGTGAATTGGTTGATCGTCCTCCCGCTTTTTCTTCGCCCCTCGAGTCGTCACCGTCATCTCGCGCGCGTCGGTCAGTGGACGACGACATGACCCCAGAAGAATATTCGATTCCCATGGATGATGTGCGTTCCCGCCCGAAAAAAAAATCTTGCGTATAAGTACAACAACTACAACAATGGCCGGTGGTCTCATGCAATTGGTCGCGTACGGCGCTCAAGACGTTTTCCTCACCTCGTCGCCGAAGGTGACTTTCTTCCAAGCGGTGTACAAGCGTCACACCAACTTTGCGATGGAAACCATCCAACAGACCGTCAACGGTAGTCCGTCCGCGTCCTCTCGCGTGTCTGTCACGGTTGCGCGCAACGCCGATTTGCTCGCCGACATGTTCGTCGAACTCAAGGCGGCTGCCTCTGGTCTGTCCACGGACACCGAAGGTAACTCCGCGTGCTGGTTGGCGGAACGTGCCATCTCGTCCTGCGAGCTGTCCATTGGTGGACAAAAGATCGACAAGCACTACCAAAAGTGGTGGCGTTTGTACTCCGAGCTTTACTTGGATGAGTCCAAGAAGGCGAACTGGGCGAAGATGACGACCGGTTACCACAGCTCCACCGTGTTCCTCCCGCTCATCTTCTTCTTCAACCGCAACCCGGGTTTGGCGTTGCCGTTGATCGCGCTTCAGTACCACGAAATCCGCCTCGACTTCGACCTCTCGTCCGAATTCGACACCTACACGGATGGCTCCACGTTCAAGGTCTGGGGTAACTACATCTTCCTCGACACCGAAGAACGCCGCCGCTTCTCCCAAAAGGCGCACGAATACCTCATCGAACAAGTGCAACACACTGGTACGGACACCGTCGATGCCGGTGCCACCAAGCAAGTGCGTTTGTCCTTGAACCACCCGGTCAAGGAACTCGTGTGGTGCTTCGGCTCCTCCAGCCCGGCGGGTCGCGGCTTGTGGAACTTCGCGTCCAACGTCGCCGCGACGGACGTCATCCTCGAGTCCAACCCGACCGCGCTCGCGGACTCCAACTGCTTCGTGCCGATCACCCAAGGCACGGGCGCCCCGCTCTACAAGGTCGGTACCGACGGTTCCGCCTGCCAGTGGGTTGAAGACGGTGCCGCCAGCTCCACCCGCTCGGTCGGTCCGCTCGCCACCTGGAAGCTCGTCTTGAACGGTCAAGACCGCGCCGCCGAACAACCGGGTCGCTACTTCAACCAAGTGCAACCGTTCGTGCACCACACCGGTACGCCGTACCCGGGTGTGTACGCGTACTCCTTCGCCCTCGAACCGGAATCCCACCAACCGACGGGCACGTGCAACTTCAGCCGCATCGACAACGCGCAAGTCGCCGTCACGCTCAAGGCGGACACGGGTAACTCCACGACGATGTCTCTTTTTGCGACTAACTATAACGTTTTGCGCATACAAAGCGGCATGGGCGGCTTGGCCTTCTCTAATTAGGCTTTTTGAGCTTAAATACGACGATTTTTTCGAAAATAAATTTATTACAATTTTCTGATTTCATGTCAAATAAATCATAAAATTGTTATGTAGTAAACACTCGGCTAAACAGACACGTGGTCGTCGGCGTGTTAAGTAAGGTTGTGATAGGGCGCTCTAGTTGATCTGTCGGGTACAGAATCCAGCACATCATGCCCAAGGGATACTGATCCAGGGACCACCCGGACGTTCGGATGAATTTGTAGATGTCCTCCACGTCCGATTCCTCGCATGTGGTACCGTCGTATTTAAAGTAATTGAAGACGAGAGCGTTTTCAGACAAACCCTCGAGCACTTCTTCCATTTCTTCGTCGTCATCGTGAATGAATTGATACTCTTCCGTGAGCACTTTGATGAGTTCGCTGGCGGAGAGTTTCGGCATTCTACCCGTGGCAGAAAGTGACGATCAGGGTGAGGCGCGTCGTGAAATGACACCACCGCACGCGCATGGGAAAAACTTGAAATTTCCACTTAATTATTTTCGATGTAATATATATATGGTGAAGACGCCGCCGATTTTTTTCAACAAAGCGTCGTGGTTGAACCCGGTGATGAAGACGAACATTGTCGAGTACATCATTCGTTGGCCCGTCATCTTCGCGGTCATCGTGTTGTATCAGAGCCTGTTCATCGAGCGCGCCATTCGCGTGCCGTCGAGAATTGACAACTACTTTAAGGAGAGCGCGTTCGCCCGGGTCGTGGGACTGTTTCTCATCGCGTTGTCTGCGACGCAAGACGTGGAGAGCGCACTCGTCGCGGCGATTCTCTTCCTGATCAGCATCTGGCTCTTCAAGTCTAAGGAGGAGCGTGCGCGCGATGGGTTTTGGGGGAAAAGACACCTTAAAAATTGAAATTTTATCTTCAACACTAGTAATAAATCATGGACGTCAGGGCGCTCGCGAAGAAGTATAAGATTCGCGTGACGAAGAACGTTAACGGAAAGCGCGTGCCCAAAACAAACGCGGATATTCGCATCGAGATCGCGAAAAAGGTCGGCGGTGCGAACGCGCAGAAGATCAAGGTATCGGCGAAGCGTGCGGTGTCTCGACAAAACAATTACAAGGACGAGAACGCCATGAACAACGCGTTCTTTAACGCGAACAACGTCCCGTTCGAACTTCGAAACAACGCGAAGAATGCGATCAATCACTCGTTCAAGACCGCGTTGATTAACGACGTGAACGCGTCGCCCTCGCTCAAGCGTTCGGCGGTGGCGCTCGCGACTCGAATCAAGGGATTCATCGCGTCCAGACAATTCGCCAAGGCGGTGATCACGGTGGCGAGTCTGTTTCAAGTGGTGTCGCTGTACCAGAATCCGCGCGCGGCGGATGACGTGTTGAACACGTTCGGCGCGACCCCGTTCGCCCGAGCGGTGTTTCGATCGAACAGTGGTGGTGGTGGTGCTATTTTCGCCCGCGCGATGAGCGCGTTTGGGGCGAGTCCGACGGAATCGCAGTTGATTTTTGAATCCGTCATGGCGACCATACCACAGAACGCATACAGACGGTCGTTGGCGGGGGTGATGCTGAATTACTTGGCGATGGTCGTGCTCAGCCTCGTATCGATGCTTCCGTGGGAAAGCACGCGCGCGCACTCGTTTCGACTGTTGTCGTTCATTTTCAGCGTGCTCGAAAAGTTGTTCCCACAAGTCGCCCAGGTGGTGTTCAAGGTGATCGTCGAGCGCAAGGGCACGTCCCAGAAGCGCGTGAGAAGTTTGATTGGCGTGGCGCTGCCGTTGATTGTAAAACAATCTCTCAGCTAATATTACAAATCATGCGAGATCTCGCCGTGCCCGTCGTGTTCACGGTGATCGGCGTCTTCGGTATTTTAATGACCCGCGGTGTCGGGGGATCGAACATTAATTTTTTCCCAGGGGTTGAGAACAGGTTCCGTGATCCCTTAATTTTGGGAATCCTATCCCTTTTGCTCACGCGTACGTCGGCTGTGACCGAAACACCCAGGCGCTTGACCGCGCTCATGGAAACCGTCCCAGTGAGAATATTCTTCGTCTTCACGTTGAGTTTCCTCGCCAATCAGGACATCGAAAACGCGGTGTTCCTCTCGTTCCTTTTCTTGGGACTCATTCAGTTGCTTCGCACGAAGGAAGAGCGCGCCCGTCACCCGTACATTTTATGATGACGATCTCCGACGACGCCTTACTGGAATTCATGCCGTAACTCCACGCCACGTCGAGGATGTCGTGGTCTTTGTACAGTTCGCGAATGTACGGACTGTCGTTGTACGTCAACACCCAATCGCGTTCGACGCGATCGAGCGCCGCGCGCAATCCCTCGTGATCAAAGTTTTCGTGTAAGTCCCCGTCTTTGCCGTAGAGTTTCGATTTCGACTCGAGGTAATACGGTGGATCGACGAACACGAAACCTTTCCTCCCCTTGCCGTGTGTCTCCAGGAACGCGATGAAATCGTCGTTGTGTATGGCGACGTCGGACAAGTCCAGCGCGCGCACGCGGTCGATGCACGACCGAGTGAATCTTTTTTTGGACGATTCCTCGGAGAACCCACCGGAGAGCGTGGCGCCGCTGAATGAACATCTGTTGATGACGAAATATTTCGTCGCCCGGTCGAGTTCGTCCGGTTCGGTCGTGATGGAATCGCGCATGCGTTTGAAATCATCCTTGGACACGCCTCTGTGGTGAATCTCCTCGAGCGCCGTACACAACCGATCTTTGTCGTGTTTACACGCGTTCCAAAAACTCACCAACGGGGTGAATTTGTCGTTGAGCGTGAGCCTCGCCCCGTGGACGTCTCGCACGTGAAACTCGAACGACGCCCCACCGGTGAACGGGGAGACGACCTCGGAGGTGTCGAGTCCCTCTCGATCGACGATGTCCAGTAGGGTCTTACACGCTCGTGTCTTCCCACCTGGATATCGCAGTGGCGATTTCATGTCATACGTACACACTATTCTTTTAAGCCGTTTGGTATTTTTTCGGGGTCATCCAACGAATACGGACTCGGTGGTAACTCTCGAATGTTCACCGGTTGGAACGCACACGTCACCGAGAAACTGGTTTTCGTGTGCGTTTTGACTCGCACGCGCATGCGCTGCTGCACGCGAAACTCGGGCACGCCCAGTTCGGCGGGGTCGTCGCCCAGGTGATACAACCCGTACCCTTCGATTTGAATATACGCGTTCCCCTTCTTTTTGTAATAATTTTGTATGGAATCGTCGTCGACGTCGATGTATTGATCCCTGTACAACGGATTCGTTTGTTTGAGTTTCGTGAGTTTTTGTCGGGTGAGGTTGGGAGGGAGCTTCGGGATTCGAATTTGTTCGAGGCGTGGAAACGTACCCGTCCATCGCCCTTGTTGAAATTTTAGTTTTTCCTGTCCCCAGTCCGGGGTCATGGCTTTCTTAATCTCGATGTCACCGTAACGACACCGAATGTCGTTTCCCTTGCGACTGTGTCCCTCCAGCGTGCACGCGTCTTGGTTCACGTTGTCGAAACACTTCCGTTCGTACCGTCGCCCCGACTTGGACGACTCCGATCCGTTCCTCGGGAAGAACGAGTTCCTGAGCGCGTTGTGTATGCTGGTGATTTCCTGTCTCAGGGTCCGCATCATGTCTTCCATACGGGTGCGTGACTTTTGACACTCTTCTTTTCTACGTACTGTGTAAATGTCTAAGCAGGAACAACGTGAAATCGAAGAAGGCGAAATTATCGAGGACGACGACGTGTCCGTCGACGCCGACGAGGACGACGAGGACGATTTCGAAGAGGAGGAGGAGGAGGAAGAGGAGATGGTGTACGACGACGACGACGACATTCCAGACGTGACGGATCTTCTCGGAAGCGCGTTGATGACCCCGGACGGGGACACGGTGTGCTCGGCGCTCTGCGCCATCGCCCAGGCGATGGACACCCAAAACAAAATTTTGATTAAGATTTTGTCCAAGCTCTCTTAGAGGAATAAATTTAATGTGTGATATCATGACGACGGCAGAGGAGGGGAAAATGCATTTCGTCGACAAGGACGCCGACCGTGAAGAGTCTGAAATGGAAACGTACTACACGAGGATTCAGACCCTTGACGCTGAGACGCTCCTGAGGTACGTGGCGTGGATGGAACACAAGTGGTGGCTCGTGCGCGATCGAGCCGACATACACTACGCGTGTCGGCTCGGGTACGAACAATTTTTCGACCACTCCGAGCTCACGAATGGGTTCCCGAGACACGCGGTGATCACGACCGTGGACGAAAAGCGATCGCGGGAGATTCGCATCTTAAAGAGCGTGGGAGCGCGCATCAAGGCGTTGGACATGGCGGAGTACAGATTACCCGACGACGATTTGGAGTTGGGCGAGCGTCACACGCGGTTGATGAAACAGGTGAACGACGCGTTCAAGAACGTTCGACTTCACGTGATGCACGCGCAGAGGATCACACAACCTCGCGAGAGTCCGTTGAAGTTTGACATAGACCCGGAATATTTCGACGGCACCCCCATGCCCATGTTAGACTCGAGTTTGAAAGAGATGTCGCCGTACCAACGCGCGATCGTGGGGTGTCTGTCGAAACTGTACGAAAAAGGCATGCGTCGATACAAGGACAACGTGTGCGTGCAGCGACTGTCCGAGGGGAAACCCACGCGCGCGTGGATGCCGGTCTACACGATTCAGGAGTTCGTGTACCACGTGGCGTCCAAGGAGGATAACTACGAGATGTGGAAGGATTTGACGAGCAAAGGGTCTGGGTTCAAGGACGTCATCAACCACCTGACGAACTGCGTCGATCATCAGTTCCCGGAGATACACAAGAACAGACACGTGTTTAGTTTTAAGAATGGGTTGTTCAACGCCAAGGAGTGGTTGCCGAACAAGGGGATGTACGGGTGTCGGTTCTACCCGTATGAATCGAAGGAGTACATGGCGTTGGATCCGACCATCGTGGCGGCGAAGTTCTTCGATCAATATTTCGAGGAGTACAACGTCTTGGACTGGTACGCGGACGTCCCCACCCCGCACATGCAAAACATCATGGATTACCAAGGGTTCGACGAGGACACGTGTCGTTGGATGTATTGCATGGGGGGTCGATTGGTGTTCGACGTGAACGATTTAGATTCGTGGCAAATCATCCCGTACCTCAAGGGCGTCGCGCGATCGGGGAAATCCACGTTGATTACGAAAATTTTTCGAAAGTTTTACGATTCCGAGGACGTGCGCACGCTCAGTAACAACATCGAGCGTAAGTTTGGGTTGTCGAGTATTGCGAATGGGTTCATGTTCATCTCACCCGAAATCTCCGGTGAGCTTCAATTGGAACAGACGGAGTTCCAATCGCTCGTGTCCGGGGAGGACGTGTCGTGCGCGGTGAAGAACAAGGCACCCATGAACATGACGTGGAAGACGCCGGGCATACTGGCGGGGAACGAAGTTCCTGGGTACAGAGATAACAGTGGATCGATTTTGCGACGGATGTTGACGTGGAATTTCGGTAAGATGGTCAAGGACGACGTGGTGGATCCACACCTCGACCAAAAATTGAACGACGAGTTACCGGCGATCCTGTACAAGTGTGTGTTGGCGTACATCGACTACAGTCAAAAGTTTAGCGGCAAGGACATATGGAACGTGACGCCGTCGTATTTCAAACGCGTGCAAAAGCAAGTGGCGATGAACGTGTCGAGTCTGACGAATTACTTGGAACAACCGGAGATTGTGTACGGGAAAGAATTGTGCGTGCCACAAAAGGTCTTCGTCATGCAGTACAAGAATCACTGCACTTTGAACAACCTCGGGAATCCAAAGTTTAACCCGGACTCGTACGCGGGGGCGTTCAACGCGCGCGATCTCGTCGTACAGAACGCGACCATGGTGTGGCAAGGCAATCACTACAAGAACGAACCGTTCATATACGGACTGACCATAGAGCTACAAAATTAAAAACCTTGTGTAATTATAACTTATGAAAAGTAACATTCAAAATTTCATAAAGGCGTCGGGTGTCACCGTGGTCAGAGACGCGCGCGCTCGCCCACCGCCCATCCGCGCCGCACCCACGCGCGCGATGCCGTCGTCGTCGTCGTCGTTGTCACCACCGCGCCCTCTCAGACCGCGCGCGATGAGCGCGTCGCCCGTGCGAACGCTTCGGGCGAGTCCGGTCAAGTTCAAAACGCCACAGAAGAACCACCGACAGAGGGCACCACCACCCACGGTGTCGTCGCCACCGCGCCCGAGACCGATCAAGGGAAATCTCGTGATCACACCGTTCGAGTACAAACTCGTGAACTTAAGTTCGAAACAGGCGGGGGAACACGCGCTGACGATGCGCCCGGCGCTCGTGAAACGACCGAAGCTCACGTTTGAACCAATCAGTCATGGGAACAGGACGTACCGGGTGCGGGTCTCGACGACGTACGCGATGCGCGGAATGAAATCCATCGCGAGACACGACGCCGGGATCGAGAAGATCGCCGGTGACGCGAGCGAACAGGACATCACGAACTTGCGTTTTCGCATAGAACTCGTCGACGAAAAGTCACAGACGTACACGGTGGACGTGTACGCATACAAGACGGGCACGGTTCGAATCACGGCGGCGGTGCCGAAGGACGACATCGGCGTGCTCCACAAGGTTCGGGACTGGGTCATCTTCAATTACCTCCCGAGACGAAAGATCCTGTTAGCCAAGTTAGAACTCAAGAGCGTGAACGCGCAGTGGAAGCACAACGGGACGTTCACGCCGTCCACGGCGATGAAATATCTTCACACCGCGAGAACGAACGCGTTGACGTACGAGCCGGAGATGAAGCAGTATTTCCTTCAATTTAAGATTCGCGAGCACACGGTGCAGTTGTACCCGGGTGGTACGGTCGCGCTCACGGGCGCGCGGTCGCTCGAGGCGGTCAAACGCGGATACGCCGCGGCGAACGTGGTCCTCTATCAGATGTTCAGGGATGGGGTCATTCACACGTCGAACGCCCCGTTCGCCTCGCCTAAGAAGAGACCGGTGAAGACGACGCAACTGAACGCACCGAACGTGTCGTGGGTCGGATCCGAGCTTCACGTGGGATCGAGAAAGTGTACGTCGAAATTAGTGAAGAAATCGGAACTCGTGGCGGTGGCGAAGAGCTTGGGCGTCATGCACGAGAAGATGAAAAAGTACGAATTGTGTGCGGAGATTCAGCGCGCGTTCGTGAAGAACGGCTCCCCCGTGAAGAACAAACGCACACCCTCGCGACCAGACCTCACGGACAAGGGGATCCGCGACGATTTGATTGGGATGTATGGAAAATCATGGATGAGTTCGTATGGGAAATTGGCGAGGAAGGATCTCGTGTCGGACGTGAAGAATGTCAAGAAGGCGATAGGGCTCCTCGCGCCGACGCACACCAACGTGTACGGGCAACCGAAGAAGACGGTGGTGGACGCCGTCAAGAAATATCTCGTGCGAGTGTGGAAGGACCTGAGACGCGAGAGGTACACGCGTGAAATTTTGTTTGAATCAATCGTCGTGTAATGCATATGAACAAAGACGTTCGCGCTAGACTACGAGAGCTCGAATTTCGTGGACGACCGATCGTCGTCGACGAAAATCCAACCGTGTGGACCGTGTCCGTGCACGACAAACTCATCGAGTGTTTGATCGAGATCGCGTGCGATTACATCGAGTGGGGACGACACGGGAGGGACGGTCGCGTCATGTCGCGACTCGAGAAAAATTACATGTTCACGATGGATTTCTACACGTGCGAGAATCCCCGCGAGTGGCTCGAGGTGCACAGGGAACCGCACGATCACAATCTCATAATGTACGTGTTGGAACATTACGAGGACATGGAGTCGAAGGCACACGCGATGAAAATAACGCACATTCTCGGGATCATCTTTTCATAGGTTCGGCGATGCGATTGAGTATGGTGGTGTGGAACCCCCAGTCGTATTCGGGGAACTCCTCCTTGATCATCTGCGACACCGCGAGCGCGCGAGACAGTTGCGAGACCTTGGTCACGTCACTCTCCATCTCGAGACGACGGAACTCCGTGTCGAGTTGTTTGAAACGACGAATGCGTTCGGGGGTGATCCGGTCTTGCTGCATCGCCTGTTCTGGGTTCGACGGTGTCGCGTCTTTGTTTTCGAGCGCCATGAAAAGCGCGATGGCGATCAGTATCAGTGCCAGCATGTAATATTCACACAGTTATTTTTTTTGAATCACGTAGAGATGGGAATCGGTGTCGTCGTCCTTGACGAAGAACGTGCTCGCGACGTCCTTGTTCTGTCGAAGCATGGAATCGATGATCTTCCAATTCTCGAGAATGCACACGTCTTCGACGACGATCACGCCACCCGACCTCATCCGCGGAAACGACGAGAGTACGGAATTGACGTCGGCAGTCACTTGGTGTAAGCCATCGATGACGACGAAATCGAATTCCTGTCCGGGGAAGATGGCGTCGACGGTCGGTCTTTGTAATTGATCGACGAATTGCGTCTTGATTCTCTCCTCTTCGAAGAGGATGTCCTTGTCGATCTCGACCCCGAACACCCGACTGTCTTTCACGAAATCCCTGAACGCGCGGAGCGACGACCCGGGCGTGGACTCGAAGTTCGCGTCTTGTTTGTAAAAGTACATGGTCGACGCGAACGCGGGATTCTTCGTGCCCAACCCGAATTCGAGAATGTCAATGTCGCGCTTGTCCTGCAGCGCGTGCGCGTAGAACTTGTAGTACTTGTGGATGAATTTATCGGATCCATGCTTTTCGAACAGCGCGCGAATCTCTTCCTCGCGCACACTCGCGAACTCGGTGATGTCGCGAATGGTCGGCTGGTAGTCTGTGAGAGACAGACACTCGAGGAGATTGTCGACGATGTTCGACGCGCCTTCGACCCAAAACGAGGCGTGATCTTTCGCACCCGTGGATCGAAAGTATTTGGCGAGTCCGTGGAGGGAAATGTGTTCGGGGTACATGGCTCTTGAATGACACTATTGCAAAATCTTTAAGAGGTCGTTCACCTTCCACACGTGGTTGTAAAACTGCTCCGCGCACTCCACGCTCGATGGGTTGATGATCTCTAGTTCTACTTGATAGCTCACGTCGTCCTCGGCGTCCGGGTCGGAGGCGTCGCCGCGGGAAATCGTCATGTCTATGGACAATCCCTTGCGCACGAATGACACGCGCTGTTTGATTTTTTTCCGATTCATCTCGTACTGTCCGATGACCGGCGTCTCCGTGCTTATCGCGACGCGAACGTCCAACGGGGCACCGGTGTGAGTGAAATCTTCCTTCACGGCGCTTATTTTTTGAACCATCAACTGTCGCCCGCTCTCGCCGTCGACGCTGATCCTGATCCCGTACTGATCGTTGTAGTACACGTCCGTGGTCGACGCGCGTTGCGACTCCCACCCGTCGTACTGGCGAAGACCCTCCATCAAACGATTGAACGTCTCCGCGCCCACGTTCGTGTCGAAGTACGTACCGTTCTTTCGCCCGAGACGAATCTCCACCTCGACGTTGGAGACGTCCTTGTACTGTTCAAACATCCCGTACGTGCCATCGACGATCGCCTGGACGTCCATGTTTTCTTGTGCAAGCATGTCACGTCACGTTTAAGTAAATCATCAGGTAATGTCCGTCCATTTGGGGTTTGCTCGATGTGCGTTTGGACTCGTCGTCCAGAAAAAACCACGCATCGTTCGAGTCGCGAACCATCGCGGCGTAGTGCCCACCCCACTGCACGCCACCGTGTATGGCGGACGCGACGAGATTGTACGTGAGATTGCCCACGTTGATCGTCATCACGGGTTTCACTTTGCTTTTTTTGTCGAACGACACGATGAATATTTTCGGCATTTTTTTGAACACCGATCGCGTCGAGGCGACCCGATGTCCGTCGTAATCGTCCAAGATCGTCCACTCCACCGTTTTGGCGAGCATCCTCTTCACGTCCTTGGAACCGTCGTCACTGAGGATGTGCATGCCGAAGGTCTCCTCCGTGTCCGATCGTCCACCCGGCCAAATCGTCTCCTGTCTCTTCACCCCGTAAAACCAATGCTTGATGCTCGGGACGCTTCGTTCGAGGATGTCGATCACACACAAGACCGCCTCTTGGACGTCGTGTTGGCGTCCCGCGTCGAACCGTGGAAATCGCTCACGGAACGATCGGAGGAGGGGTTCGGCACTGAGGGCGTGATCGCCGTCGCCGTCGCGCCAGTACCCTCGAACGAATTTCGCGTAGAGCGCGGTGAACGAACAATCGCCGTCGTAGCCGACGCGCATGAAGTGATCGGTGAGCGGCGCGGCGTGTAACAGGCATTGGAGGGAGGTGTTGAACCAACACGTGTTACCGGTGTTCACTAAACCCCTAGTCATGCTTACAACGATGATCTCGCCAAGTCTTTAAAGTCTTGGAGTTGGAGATTCTCTTTAATGTTCACGAGCGTGCGATAATACGTGCGCCTGTTGTTCGGGAAATTTTTGTCCGTGCGTTCAAACTGTGGAATCCACGCGTCGCGCGAGGCGTCGTACGCACACTCCACCACCATCCCACTCTTGAACCACGGTTCGTTCGCCGATGTGTCGAGTTCGTACACGGGTTTGCCTTTGTCTTGAAGATACATGCGCCACACCGTGCGAGTGTGATCCCACTCGAGTTTGAAATCGATCGTGTTCTTCTCGAGTTTTTTATACTTGAACATCGTCTCGTGCGTGCCCATCTTCACCGGCTCTCGAACGGGGATGAAAATCACCCCGTCCACCTTCACCTCGTGCGACACGGACGGCAAGTACTCGTCGGCGAAGGTTGTGAAATCACAGAACGCGTGGAACTGTTTCAATCGAAGCTTGTACGCGTCGTTCGTCATGGATATCACCGAGGACATGAACTGTTCGATCCGTTCGAGTCTGGTGAGAAAATCGAGGTGCCCACACGGTGCGCCGTCCATGAACACGGCGTCGAACACGTAGAGCTGGGACCCGAGCAATTCGGCGTCGAGGATCGTGCCTTCGTACGCGCGGACGCCGAGTCGTAACGGTACCTCGATGATGTCGAACGCTCGGTTCACGATGAAACTCTTTCGCGTTTGCCCAATTTTCAAAGCGACCACGAACTGTCGCAGTCCGTCCGTTTTCTCCGTCACCACGTAGTCGTTGCGCGCGAGCGTGGGGAAGTGTCTGCGTTCGATGCTCACGGGTTGGCATCCGGGGAAGCGATCGCGATTGCTTCCGAACACCCAAGAGATGAACGACACGACGTGCGCGTGGACGGGGGAGTCTCGAGGGATGATCATGAGTGGCGTGTGTTACAATGACGTCACTTCTCTAACGGGGGGTCGTTCGAACACCTGAACTTTGTAAAATATTCGACACGCACTCGTGGGCGAATGTCATCGTCACCGTCGCGGCTGTGTACGCGACGATCTTCACGCCCTTCTCGCGAAGTTTTTCAAACATCCGTCCGTGTTTTCCGGCGAAAATCTTGTCCACCTTCTTCCGCACGTTCTTACAATTCATGACCCAACTCTTCGCCTCGGTGTTTTTGATCGTCCACAGACTCGGGGACATTTCGTACTGCACCTCGGTGTCGAATTCCAGCGCGCGTTGGTGTATGGGTTCGGACGTTTCCTTCTTCGTGACTTCCGTGAACCGGTTCCAATTGATCTTTTCCTTCGAGCCAGGGAACACGAGAACGCCCACGCCCTCGAGCGCGCGGTCGTTACAGAAATAGTCGATGGTGCCTTCGTCGATGTTCACACCGTAATGAATCATGACTATTCGGTCACACGTCTTCATCCTATCCTGGATGACGTCCGCGATCTCGAACGGGTCGTCGTTCACGAAACACAATTCATTCTGAATGCCCGCGCGTATCGTTCGAATGTTGAGTTTGAGCACGGTGTGAAGCGTCTTCACGTGCGCCGCGGAATTCCTGGTGACGATCACGGTCGTGAACTTCATTTACATCATGCTACGATTTCGCTTTTAAGCCGATCGTCCATTTTCGCCACGAACGGTAAGTTTCCGACGTGACCGAGCGTCGTGTGCACGTGCGCGTACACCTTTCCACCGATCTGTTGCCATCGTCTCGAGAAACTGTAGTCCTCGCTCAGGTATCGCTTCGACACGGGGTCGATCATGCAATCGAACAGGGCGTAATAGTTTTTGAAATCCGCATTCTGATGGTCGTTCACGCAGTACAATTCGGGATACGCGTCGTGCATCTTCGTGACCGCCTCGCGTTTGATCAGGAGGAATCCCGTGGCGGCGTCCAAGACCTCGACGAACCCGTTCTCCACCGGTCGCTGTTGGGCACCGAAGTTAATCACCAAGGACGAACTCAACATGATGGGCGATCGGGTGTCGTTCTCCTTCACCGCCTTTTCGAGTTGATCCCACATGATGACCTTTTTCGGGTACACCGCGCAGCTCACCTCGTGTCCACCCTCGAGGAGCGCGATCACGCTCTCCGGATCGAACTCGATGTCCGCGTCGATGAACAAAAAGTGCGTCGCGTCCGTTTTTTGGTAGAACCGCGCCAACGCCACCTGACGCGCGCGTTGGACGAGTGATTCATTCTCCGTCGTGTCGAGGTACATCTGAATCCCCCGCTTCATGAGAAGGATCTGGAGACGAATCATGGATGTGAAATATTTGTCGAGACATTGTCCGCCGTAACACGGCGTGCTCACGAACAGTTTGATTTCGGACATGCTTTAGTAAAATTACATCTTCGACTCTAAGTGTTTTTTCACGAGAATCTCAATCTTATTGATGGTCGGCACGCTCAGACCACACACCTCACACACCTTCGCCTTCGTGACTTGTTCGCTCAACACCATGTAGATGCACGTCGACGCCACGCTTTTCGGGGTCTTCGACATGAGTTCGACGCAATCCTCGACGTCCGCGCACAACTTGTTACACGCGTACCTCTGCTCTTTCGTCGCCTCGAAATTATTGAGCAAACGCTGCATGATGTCTCGGGGTTTCGTCGCATTGGACGACGACGCCGACGCCGACGCCGCCGAGGACGACGTTTCGCCACGCATGACGTCTCGCGCGAGCTGTGCCGTGCGAGTGACGTCCTTGATGTCTATGTGAAACATCTTCGCCACCTCCTCGGCGCTCCGAGGGAACGAGTGATGCTTACACGCCAACAACACGCAGTTGGCTTTCACACCCTTCCGGACCCCACCCCTCGTGAGCTTTTGTTGGGTGAAAAACTTGTAGAATCGCTTCGCGTCCGAGAGGATGTTATCGGGCAGGTGCAAGTGACACGCCTCGTCGATCTCTTTGTACGCGTGATACAGCGTGCGATCCTTGTGGTTCATGCTCATGTGTAAATTGATCCGGGACAGTCGTCGGTTTTCGTATCGCGACACCTTCTTCGACGTGGTCGACATCACCGTGGACTTCCCCCACGACGCGCTGAATAAATCAGGGTTCGCGTTGGGGTGAATGCACCGACTCGGATCCGACACCCGACCGTCGTCCGTGAGCCCGCTCGTCCACTCCGGGGACTGGTCGATGTACGAATCCTCGACCAAACCACACATCGAACACGTGGGCAATCCTTCCGGGGAGATCACCTTCACCCCGTGACATTCCACGCAAAAATTCTTCACCTCCAAGCTTTGTTGTTGTGCTGGCTTTTCAAATTTTTCGTTTAAAAGTTTGTCTAAATCAGACCAAATTGCAGCCAGCATGTTGGTAATGTAGTTGCGTATTCAAATTTTCTGATTCAAACGCATGGATTTGATGTGTGTGAGACAAGAATTTCCTTAATAATGATAATACAACGGATAGCGAGCTTGCGGTGTGTACACACCGCCGTGATTGTGTGTCATTAAGTAGTAATGATAGATCAATAAGTGCGATATCGAAAACCACTCTGGCAGTGGCACGAGGGTCTCCGGGACGACGACCGGCACCGCGTCCTCTGGCGACGACGTCGGAGACGGACTTTCATCCGTCGTCTCCGCGAACTTACGCTTTCTCTTCAGGAAGGGTCGACGATCCAAGCGCTGGAAGTATTTTTGCGCATGGGACGCGATCTGTGTACACGTCCGTGACGTCACGTAGTGGGTGGAAATTTGTTTCCATTTACCCTTCCCGAACACGCGAAGTCCCTCGAGAAAGGCGTCGTGCTCATCCTCGCTCCACGGCGTTCCCCGACGGCGAGCCATGGCGCGCACGCGTTTGGGTGTGACGCCCCCCGTGCACGAGAGAATCTTTTTTGGCGCGAAAATTTTGAAATTTCATTTTTTTTTCAAAGTGCGATGAGCAGCACCGTCGCCACCACGGCAACGACGACGACGTGAAACGTGTCCAGCGTGATTGGTCCGAATCGGATGAGTCTGTACGCGAATGCGTGACACAGGTTCTTTTCACCGCGATTACCTTTGATGTGCGTCAACGCTTTCGGACATCGTCGGGCATTTCTGTTCGTGCTCGGTTCAGACGTCATGATGTTGTCTTCGTCCGTCCAAAACGAATTTTCACCGTCGATGATCTTTCGCACGCCGGGAATTCTGGACGAATCCATGTCGAAATGGTCGGAGTACTTGTGCAAGAGCGCCTTGCGAGCGCCGTCTCGGGTGACGAAATACGCCGCCGCGGACGCGGACAATCGTCCAGGTTTTCCACCACCGCTCGGACAGAAACCGTCGCAGTGAAGGAACAAAAAATCCCAATTTAAATCGTCACCCCTGATTTTATCGTCGAGGTGCGTTCGATGAATGAAGAGTGGGTAGGCGTCGTCCTCGAGCACGAGCGCCACGGGACTGATCCCGTCGCGAAGAAAACGTTCGAGCACCTTGAGGTGGGCGTAGCAACACCCAACGTTACTCTTAGGCATCACCACACGAGCGTGTGGTTTAAAGAACCTTTCCAGCTCCGCGTTCGGTATCTCGTCGTATGCGTACCCGCGCGCTCGGACGGGCTCGATTCCCGTCTGTCTTAAATATTCCCTCTGTGTCCGAAACCGCTCGGGTTGGGTGTCCATGTTGATGACGTACGTACTGAACATGCTTCACTACTGTTACAACAGGAAATTAGTCTACTCTTCATCCAGGTCATCGACGAATTCGTCGTCGTCGACGCCCTGATCTTCGTCGTCCTCGTTTTCTTCCACATCCATGCCTTCGAACTCCTCCTCTTCGTCGTCGTCGTCTTCGCGTTCGTCTTCGTCGTCGGGTGGCGGTGGCGGCGGCGCCTCCTCCTCCTTCTTTTTCTTCGGTTTAGATTTCGGTTTGAAAATCTTGTCCAAGTCAAAATTTTTACAGACAGACTGAATTTTGTCGTGACGACTGATGATTTTTTTCAAAAATGCATCGTCCGCGCCGAGCTTTTTGAACGCGACGACGAGTTCGTTGAGCGGTGGTTGATCGCTCTTCGACCAGTAGTTCACGTAGAGATCGTGGAGGATCGTGTCCACGACGATGGTGACCTTTTCCGTCGCCTCTTCCACCTCGAGGCGCACGCGCACGTGATCCATGAAATTCGAACACACGACGTCTCGCGCGGGCACGACCTCCTTCACGGGTTCCTCGTACTTGTACACCTTCGGGTCGAACCGCGTCGGATCGAACGGGTATCCGCTCTGCACACAGTGTCGTTCGTAGAGTTTTATGTAGTCATCGAAGCGATAGATCGGCTGCGGGTCGTGCGTGTACACGTCCGTCGGCGGTGGGTTGCACAGGGCGTCGAGGTCGAGCGTCGGCATGTGAGCGTGTTATTATTGCAAGATGTTTTGCGCGTAAGTGACAAAAAACTCTTTAAAGTCTGAAAAACGAGCGTTTTTTCGGCGTGGCACTTTTTCGATTTTGAACCATGCGCGAAAAGTTGAGATCGAGCCATTCGTAAAATGCCCCGGTCTTCTTGATCGAGTGGTCGACATTGCGTCCACACTCCGCGCCGTGCGACCACCTGTCGCACCACTCGGTCTTGTCATCGACTTTGAGCCCTTTCCACCCGATCAACAAGAATTCGTTGATGGCACTCTTGAAGACGAGCTTCTGCGCGGTGGTGTCCATCGCGACGAATTGCGAAAGAGACTCGAAATCAGTGATGAACCAATCGAGCACGGTGTACAACTCCGTGATCGAATAGAGTGATTTGTCCTTGAGATCTTTTTTACCCTCGGCGGATCGTTTCTTCACGTCTTCCGAGACGTATTCCAGTCGTCCATCGAACGCGTGGAAGAGCGAGTCTAAGAGACACGCGACCTCGTTCTTTTTTTTCGTTCGCCATTCGGGCGATTGCATAATTTTTTCACACTCGGGAAGCGCTTTCTCGACCAAATCTTTATTCGACTTCGCGGTCGTGCCCGGGTTGAGAATGCGATTGACCAATCGGAAGAGCGTGAACAATTCCTTCTCGCGTTCGTTCGCATTGCTCGCGACGCGCGAGAGCGACGTCTCGTACCTGGGCAGGACTTCGTGCTTGAGATACTTCATAAACGACGACGTGAACAGACGTGAGTTCAATTGTTCGCCGTCGCACATACTCAGACCCTGGTTTCGTCTGTTAAACAGCACCTGCTTGTGTTCAGCCGTGAGGTCGTGATAGAAACACAATTTGATCCCAATCTTATGTTTCCAATACGATATTTCCTTCTTGCTCATATCTTTCAAATACCGACCGTCCAGCGTGGGGAGCTCCGAACGGTCAAACATTTTGACCGTCTCGAGACGGTGCCCAGCGTCGAGGAGCTCGTACGTGTCCGTGGCGCTCACGACGTTGATGAGCCAGTTCTGGTCACTCGTGAGATTGCATCGAAGCGACTCGATGTACTCCTGACGCTGTCTCTCACTCCACCCTTTCGTGGGGTCGCGCTGGGCGTCGGGAAGGACGAACAAGTTTGTTTCGTCTTCGTTGTCGACGTGTTCAGCCATGATGGTCGAGATCGTCTTCGTCTCGTGGTGAATGCATAAGTTTCTGAACTCCTTCGGAGGAATGAATGACGGTGGCATCGTTCGTTCGTTCGTTCGTTCGAGGGGAGGGTGGTGTCGCGCGGGCGTGGGCGCGCGCGTCAAAGTGTGACGTGACGACTTCGAAAACTTTCTTTCTTTCTTTACAACCCCGACGAGTCAGAACCCGTCGAGGAGTTCACGCGCACTCGCGTCCGGGTATTGACGCGAAAAAAAGTCTGGGTCGTCGTGTTTCGAGTGTCCTATCGTAGAGTGCATCGACCTATTAATTTCTATGTAGTGTCGCAAATCTCGATAAAACACGCGGGCACCTTCGGCAATCAAATCTTCAACCTTGTGATCGATGTGATTGTCTTGTGGAAGATATTTTGAAACGTACTTCTCCATATTAGGGACGTGCATCAGGTAACACTTCATAGAACTGATCCATCGGAGCTTTTCAAACCCAGGTCGGTGCCCTTCGCGGTCCGGGAACCGCGAAAGACAGTGAAAGAAAACCATCTCGAAATCATCCCCGAGCGCGTCGATCACGGTTTGAACCTCACCGAAAAACGACGAGTCGTTGACCATCACGTTATCCTCCAACACGAGGGCGTACTTCACCCCCCGACGTCGCGCGCGCTCGTGCACGGACAAGTGTCCCTGCATGGCACCGATCGCACCGAGGTTGAAGTACGTGATGTTCGGACGACGCTCGGTGTGGTTGTAGTGCATCTCCACCGCCTTCTTCATGTATCGACTGTCGACTTGGCGTTCGAACGCCCGCGCGTTTTCAATATTCTTCGTGTTCACGCCGTACACGACGTCGATCGGGATGCCGTGTGGGTCGTAGCGCTCGAAAAACGCCGCGTGACGCGTCTTCGACTCGGGAAGGGTCAACAGGTACGGTTGATACCTCAAACGCTTTCGTCGTCGAAGGAGAAAGATCGTCGCGACGAGGAGGAGAGTCACGCCGACCTGAAGTGCGATCATCATACTGTATGCTGAGAGGAAAAATCACACGCCTTTCCACCGAGGTCGTAATTTCCATTATTCGAGCCGAGCTCGGCGCGGTTTTGATTGATGAACGCCTTGGTCGTCACGCACTTGAACGTGTCCGTGTCTCGCAACCAGTCGGAGAGGGTGTGATCGTTCCGGTGTTTCCAGTACACGACGCCGTCCCGCTCCATGTATCGAGTGAGGAATTCCTTCTTACACACCAACGCGTGATTGCACAGGAGCTGCGCGTCCTTGGGTGCGCGCCACACGTGCTCGGTGAGTTGGGTGAACGGCTTGTCGCAATTGCTCCAGCAATACCCGAGGAACATGATCTGACCTTCGGTGGTCTTAAACTGTCGGATCGCTTCGAAGATTTGTGCGAGAGAGACTTGATATTTGATGTCGTCTTCGACGATGACGATCGTCTCGAAGCCGTTGTTGTACGCGTCGTAGTAACACATGAAGAATGACAGGCACACGCACAGCTTGGTCATCTGTTTGTACAGGTGTCTGTTGAGTGGGTTGTACGTTTGGGAGAGGTTTCGATAATCGTCGGGCGTCAGATCATCGGGTTTGATCGCGTCCAGAAGTTTGTATTTTTGCCCGAACGCCTTGAGCTGTTCGGTCGCGTACTCCACTCGGGCGGGCATGCAAATGCAATAAATCATGTCGACCTCGTTCGACCCGTTCTCACCGACGGGTTTGAATTTGTGTTTGAATCGTCTGTAAATCCCCTTCGGCGTGTACGCGCCCGTGTCCGCCAACGGCACGACCGTGGGGGCGCACGCATTCCTCGACGCGTTCCACAGTTTCACCAACTTTGTCGTGTAACTGATCGTGTTGCACGTCTTCTGTGGATTCCAGTTTTCGCGCACGGTGTCGTAGTACGGATCGTCCTCCGCGCTGTGCAGGGTGATGTCCATCGGCTTGTCCAACTTCATGCTCGCGACGTACGGGACCAAGTAGTCGCCGTTTTGACCGATGATTCGTCGATACTTTTCGTTCGTCGTCTTGTAATCTGGGTCGGTGAACTCCCTGATCGTCTGTTCCATCCACGATTTCAGGAACGGGTATCCCTTCGGGGACTTGATGAAGAAATTTTCCAAACACGTCACCCCGTCCTTGCTGAATCGATCGGCTTTGTAACAGAAGAATCCATCCGGGAGCCAGTCGAGCGGTTGATTACAAAACACGCTCGCGTCGATCCACACGCCGCCGTACTTGTCCAACAGGTAGAAGCGAATGAGATCGCTCTTGTGTGCCTCACATGACGTGATGGATGAAAAGTACCTCAGCGTGCTCCACGGGATGTATTTGTGTACGGTGAAGGCGTTGAGGACGCGTATATCTTTGACTTTACCGACGTTTCGCCAGTTTCGTATGCACCGTCGAACGATTTTAGGTTGGACCGGGGCGTGCCAATACGTCCAAACCGTGTCAGCGGTCACGGGACGGGTGTCGGGTAGAAACGTGTACAGGAGTAACGCAATGACGATGGCGAGCACCACTCCGGTGGTTCCACGCATTCTACTATACGCTCACAAAAAAAATAGTGCTTTCATGGTAATGAAGACAAAACACATCATCTTGGTGATCGTCATCCTGGCGACCTTGTGGTTTTGGAACTCAAGCAGAAATGAAACCTACGAAAACTCCGAAGTGTATCTCTATGTGAAGAACTCGGATGAACCGAGTCCGTTCATCGTGTACGACATGGTGAAGAAGCAAACCAACGACGAGGCGAAGCAGAAGAAGGCGTTGACATTGGCGAACGAAAAGAAAAAGTCCCAACTCCTGGAATTCTTGAAGACTTTGTAATAAATTTTCTCACCTATAGACAAGAGCCGTGATGGGTTGGTGTTCGGTTGATATATATGAACATCCCAACAAAGGTGGTAAACATGCGAGCGTCGCTCGCACTATAAATAAACTTGACGATGATCGTCCAGGGGGAATTCCTAATAATCACGTATCGTCATTCGAAGTGAAAGGATGTAACGACACGGTGGTCACGGCGTGTCGTCACGACCAATATCATAGTCAGGGTGAAGAGTGTATGTATTTGCGGGGGTATAATTCAAATCTGGGATGGAGACGAAAATTTAATGATAATAACTGGGGGGATGAATGGGATTCGATCGTGTTCACGAATGTTCCGGGTGAAGACGCGGATTGGTACGCATACGATCGCGTGAGTCATCGTTATACGCCATCTGCACCTAACGATGGATATGATCACGGGTGCAGATTGTGGCCACACGTGAAGGATCGCGGAAATCATGCGAATGCAAACAGAGATGACGTCTGGGTTGCACAGGATCCACCGGTCGGGCACGGAGGCATTCGACCGTGTCCGGGTGGTGAGGGATACTTCACGTCGGGCACGGGTGTTAAATGTCGTTACAAGAAGAATGACGGCGGTGCGTCTTTACAATCGCTCTACGCTTCCAAGGGGTCTGACGCTGGCACGGGACAAATGTGGGTGGACCTCGCGAATAAATTTTGTAGTAATCCCGACAACATTTTAGGCAATCCCGGGGACAAAACGTGTCTCGAACGAGACACCAACTCCGACATCGCGAAAACGTATTGTTCGGTGGGTGCCCGCATCAAAACCGACGGTGCGTGCACAAAAAACAATTTGGGAAATCATTACACGGGCGTCGTCGACGCGTACTGTTCAACCGCCGCTGGAAAATCGGACATGTGGTGTTCGTGCCTCCACGCGAAGAAAGGTCGGTGTGATTTAGCGAATGCCAGTGAATTCGCCGGGTGCGATGACGTGAACAGATCTCACAATGAATTGATAGAGGACATACCGGAGGATTCTCTCTCGGGTGGGGTGCGACAACAATTAAAAGAACGGAAACACTGTCGCGCCAAGATTTGTGATAATCCAGACGCGTACATTCCGGACAACGCCATGGATAACTGCGCTCTCAATTTACAGGTGTGTGTACAGGACGTTCAAGTCCGCGGACACCTCATCGATTCAGGGATCGAAGTCACGTGTAATCAAGAACAAAACATAAATCAAGGGGGAGGGAGCGACGTGAACGAGGGGGAAAGGAATGACTACACGAACGATCCCAACGACAAGAAGAAGAAGAAGAATAAAAAGAAATCGTCCGACGTGTTCGATAACAAGTACGCACTTCCGGGTGGTATCGCGAGTTTTGTTTTGTGTGTGAGCTGCTCAGCCGCGCTCGTGGCGGTCATGTGACGACCGACCCGCGTGAAATCCGCGTGAAAGTTTTCACCGTTACTGATGTAAGCTCTCGTGGTGTAGTGGAAACACGATGGACTTTGAATCCATCGCCCCTGGTTCGATCCCAGGCGGGAGCTCACGTCTCGCGTAACTCAATCGGTAGAGTGTCAGACTGTTAATCTGGAAGCACTGGGATCGAAACCCAGCGTGAGAGACGTTCTTTCTTTCTTTTTACATACAGTCAGGTATGTAAAAAGAAGCGGCGTCGTGATACCTCATTTATTATATTATCTATCATATATAAATGACAGCTGTTATAATTGTAGCATGTTTATGCTCCAGTGTAGCAGTTGCGATGTATAAAGGGCATGATAAAATGGGTGCCGAGGAAGATGTGCCCTCAAACCCCTCAAACTCCTCAAACTCCTCAAACTCCTCAAACCCCTCGAACTCCTCAAACTCCTCAAACTCCTCAAACTCCTCA